GGCCCTTTAGCTCAGTGGTGAGAGCGAGCGACTCATAATCGCCAGGTCGCTGGTTCAAATCCAGCAAGGGCCACCATCACATACCGCCATTAGCTCATCAGGAAAGAGCGCCAGCCTTCGAAGCTGGCTGCGCGGGGTTCAAGTCCCCGAAGGCGGTTCATTATCTGTATCCTGCGTTGTTAGCTCAGCCGGACAGGGCAATTGCCTTCTAAGCAATCGGTCACTGGTTCGAATACAGTAGAACGCGCCACACTTATTTTCCCTGGCTCGCTTTTGCGGGCTTTTTTTTAAATGTCTCACAATTCAGGCGGTTGACTGTTGTCTGGTTTGCGGGGAGTTTGTTAAAAGAAACTGGCATGGTGAATCCCCCTGTGCGGAGGGGCAATCAGCAACTGGTGTTTTGTCACCGACCCTTATCCTTTCTGTGCGGGTTCAGGTGCTGATACTGAACTCACCGGGAGGCACCCGGCACCATGCAATGGCACATAGCGCCACTCTCCAGCCCCTCTCCGGAGGGGCTTTCTTATGGACAAAAAAAGCCCGCGCAGGGAGACGCGGGCGGCAAGGAATAAACAACAAAACGTGAAGTAATATTTCAGCTGGCGAATAATATCCGACAGTAATCACTCTGCGCAATAGCGCGGCCTTTTTCGTATTGCGGGCTGTTGTCTCTCTTCTGCCATTGTCCTGTAACTTCCGGACTTCAGCCCGCTCCTCATTTTACTCACAATATTATCCAGGCCGGGAGGATTCATGGCATTTAAACACTATGACGTGGTCAGGGCGGCGTCGCCGTCAGACCTTGCGGAGCGACTGACACAAAAACTGAAGGAGGGGTGGCAGCCATTTGGCAGTCCGGTGGCCATCACGCCTTATACCCTGATGCAGGCCATTGCGGCGGAAGGTGATGTCACCACACCTGTGGTGGTGAAGCCGTCGGATGGAGAAGGCGCAGTTATCAGCACCACCAGCAACCCGGAGTATTACTTTGTTGTTGCCCTGGCCGGGCAGTCAAACGGTATGGCGTATGGTGAAGGGCTTCCGCTGCCGGAGACATATGACCGTCCGGACCCGCGTATTAAACAGCTGGCGCGTCGCAGCACTGTCACGCCGGGTGGTGCGTCCTGTAACTACAATGACATTATTCCTGCGGACCACTGCCTGCATGATGTTCAGGATTTGAGTAAGTTTTCACACCCGAAAGCCAGCGCAGCTCAGTATGGATGCGTGGGGCAGGGATTACATATCGCGAAGAAATTGTTGCCGTTTATTCCGGCGAATGCCGGTATTCTTCTGGTTCCGTGCTGCCGTGGTGGTTCTGCATTTTTGGCGGGCGATGAAGGTACCTTCAGCGAATCCACCGGCGCAAGCGAGACCTCGGCACGCTGGGGTGTAGATAAGCCACTGTACAAGGACCTGCTTACCCGTACTCAGGCCGCACTGAAGGCTAACCCTAAAAATATTCTGCTTGCAGTGGTCTGGATGCAGGGCGAGTTTGATTTGAAACAGGGTGCATACGCCACTCAGCCGGGGCTGTTTGATTCCATGGTGGAAAAATATCGTTCTGACCTGTCGGAATTCGGAGGTCAGTGTCTCGGGGGCTCTCCGTCATCGGTTCCCTGGATTTGTGGCGACACGACCTACTACTGGAAGCAGACTTATTCTTCGCAATACGATGCGGTGTATGGTGCATACAAGACGAAATCCGCAAAAAAAATCTTCTTTGTGCCGTTTATGACGGATGAAAACGGGCGAAATGTGGGTACCAACGAGCCGTCAGAAGATCCGGATGTTGCGGATATTGGGTATTACGGAGCCGGTGGTCGAACGGACGCCAAAACCTGGACGACGGCCGACCGTAAAACGCATTTTGGATCATGGGCACGTCGTGGGATTATTTCCGACCGTCTGGCAACGGCGATTCTTGTGCATGCCGGGAGAACCGCTGAATTCATTACCGGAAAACAGCCTGATACGGTGAAGCCCACCGGACCTTCCGGTGAAGGTACGGAGAGAGAGCCGGAAGCCCCGGTCAGTAACCGAACCCTGATGAGTCTGCTGGCGTCCGGCGAAGACCTGGCATCACAGGGCTGGCGCTATTATCACAAACCGGCGAGCGGAGACAATGTTAACAAAAACATTGCTGAAGCGGTGGTCAGTGATGCGGGGGCTACGGGAGGTAAGGCCCTGCAACTGAATAAACCGGAAAACCACATCTGGTTTCTGGAGCATGATGCAGCCGGACAGGGAGTGGAGTTACTGAAGAAGGGGGGACGTGTGAGCGTACGGTTTAAGTTGCCGGGTTCACTGGTGCCGAATCGGTTTGCCCTGGGCATTTACTGGCAGTTGTCGTCCCTGCCGGAGGGAGTGACGCTGGCAGAGGAAGGCAACGACATGCTGATGTCCTTCTTCCTGCAGACGGATGCGACGAACCTGAACGCGATGTACCACAAGAAGCCGAATGCGAAGCTGGATACGTTCGGGGTCTTTGATAACGGATGGCACACACTGGCTTTTGAGTTTGCCGGAAACAACAGCATTCAGGTGACGCCGGTACTGGATGAGAAACGGGGGACGCCGTTCACACTGGTGAAATCTCCGGCATCAGGGGCGGCGGACAAACTGCAACTGACAGGCATATCAAAGGCGGCGACATATACGCTGCTGATTGACAGTGTGAAGGTGGAAGTGAACAACGCGGATGCCGCGGCATGATAAAAAAAGCCGCCAGCGGCAGGAACGGAAGCTGGCGGAGGTAATCCCAATGGAGAATGTAAAGAAAAGATGCTTTCGTATATCGGTTTTTTAAATGAAAACAGTTCTCATTGTCAACCATAACGGTAAGAAACTATGACATTTATTCATCAGGTGATGCTGTACTTCTGTACGGCGGTCTGTGTGCTGTATCTTCTTTCGGGTGGGTACAGGGCAGTGCGCGATTTCTGGCGCAGGCAGATTGATAAAAGGGCCGCAGAGAAAATCAGTGCCAGTCAGTCAGCCGGAACAAAACCCGAAGAGCCTCTCATTCCGTAGCAACTTTCTTAACAACACCTTTCAACGAGAAAATACCATGTCAGAAATAAAATCGCTGGTCACTGCTGAAGCAGTGAAGGAAGTCCTGCGCTCTGAAGAAGTCAGAAGCGCACTGAAACAGCAACTTCGGCAGAACCTTGAGGCGCGTCTTGATGCAGAAGTGGATGCCATTCTGGATGAACTGCTGGGCGCACCGACTGTTCCGGAGCCGGAAGGCATTGCGGATGACAGTGCTGTTTCAGATGGCGTCGGGTCTCAGCCTGATGGTAGCAGTGAGCCTCAGCCTGACGGCGAAATGATGATGTAACCATGCGCAGGGGCTGTCGGTGTGAGCTGATGCCCCTCTTGTTGTTGTGAGCTTCCGGATTGCGGGAGACGGGGTATGTACCAGATGGAAAAAATCACAACAGGTGTGTCATACACCACGTCAGCGGTGGGAACGGGCTACTGGTTCCTGCAGTTGCTGGACAGGGTTTCCCCGTCTCAGTGGGCGGCAATAGGTGTGCTGGGAAGTCTGCTGTTTGGCCTGCTGACGTATCTGACAAACCTTTATTTCAAGATTAAAGAAGATAAGCGTAAGGCGGCGCGGGGAGAGTAAAGCGATGAAGAAAAAATACGAACTGGTTGTTAAAGGGATAAATAATTACCCGGATAAGATTACTGTTACTGTGGCACTGGAAATTGGTGGGTATCCGTCACTGTTGTTGCCAGATGTGGCGATTAGTCTTGACCGTACTGAAGGTGCCACGCTGGAGTTTTACGAAGCTGAGGCGAAAAAGCAGGCGAAGCAGTTTTTCATGGATGTTGCTGCCGGGTTATGTGAAGGGGATGGTCCGTTGCCGGAAAAGCGGCCCATCATTTTAGAGGCGCAGGATGTGTTGATAATCTACAGAGGAAAACTACCGGGAATAATTACTGGTTCTCTGAAGACTTAACATATCCAGGGATTTGAAATCGATAAACCCTGATAAATATCCATGAACACCAAAATCAAATACGGCCTGTCGGCTGCCGTTCTGGCGCTGATTGCCGCAGGTGCGCCTGCGCCTGAAATCCTCGACCAGTTTCTGGATGAAAAGGAAGGTAACCACACCACGGCATACCGTGATGGCGCGGGTATCTGGACCATCTGTCGCGGTGCCATTCTGGTGGATAGTAAACCTGTCGTCCCGGGCATGAAGTTGTCGAAGGAAAAATGCGACCAGGTTAACGCCATTGAACGTGATAAGGCGCTGGCATGGGTGGAGAAAAACATCAGAGTGCCACTGACCGAACCCCAGAAAGCGGGGATCGCGTCATTCTGTCCGTACAACATTGGTCCCGGTAAGTGTTTCCCGTCGACGTTTTATAAACGAATTAATGCAGGTGATCGAAAAGGTGCCTGCGAAGCGATTCGCTGGTGGATTAAGGACGGTGGCAGAGACTGCCGTATTCGCTCAAACAACTGTTACGGTCAGGTATCCCGTCGCGACCAGGAGAGTGCGCTGGCGTGCTGGGGAATTGACAGATAAGCAGAATATTTTGCTGAAAAATAAGGCGTGGCCACGCGGGCGGATAACACGAAATCCTGCGAACTGGCGAAACGTAAGTGAATAAAAGTAAAAACCCCGTTTGTTGGCACCAAGCGGGGGTTTGTGTTTCTGACCTTGAGTAAGGCAAGGGAGAACATGGCGAAGTATAAACGAATTCTGTTGAGGTTGACCATGAAAAACGGCCTTGAACTGAAAGCGCCTGTAACTGATGACATCAGCAGAGCACTGGCTTTTGCCATTAAGTGGGTGGCGGTCGGTGTTGCTGTGTCCCCGATGCTGTATGGGCTGGCAAAACTGGTCATTGCGTTGAAATCGTGAAGGGAGGATTAAGCATGTCAGACAAACTCATAACGCTGGCGAAGATCCTCTGTGTAATTGTCGGCATTTCATTTTCACTAATGCTGGTTGCTCTTTTTCTTTCCATGGCCTGGATGATGTTGTCTTCGTCGGGGCTGCTGGGGTGAACATAAACCGAATGCTTTCCGCGTTTATCGTTATTCTGCTGGTGGCCTGTGGTGCGCTGTGGATGGCAACAGACCATTACCGTGATAACGCGATTACCTACAAAGCGCAGCGCGATAACAAAGCCAGTGAACTGAAGCTGGCGAACGCAACCATTACTGATATGCAGGTGCGCCAGCGCGATGTTGCTGCGCTCGATGCAAAATACTCGAGGGAATTAGCCGATGCGAGAGCTGAAAATGAAACTCTTCGCGCTGACGTTGCCGCTGGTCGTAAGCGCCTGCGGATCAACGCCACCTGTCCAGGCTCCGTGCGTGAAGCCCCCACCACCTCCGGCGTGGATAATGCAACCGGCCCCCGACTGGCAGACACCGCTGAACGGGATTATTTCATCCTCAGAGAACGGTTGATGACAATGCAGAAGCAGCTGGAAGGGGCGCAGGAATATATCCGCACTCAGTGCACTAAGCTGGCTTTTTATTATCCGGAGGATATATGAAGAAATTACTGGTAACCGTAAAGCCTTTTCAGGGAACAATTCTGTTCCGTATTTTGCAGCGTGGTCGTGTTCTTGTTGAAGGTTCGTTCAGTGGTAAATGTACGCAATTACACTCCCGGACCTTTCAGGTGAATGCCACGAATGAAGAGCTAACCGTGGAGTGTACGATGAATGCCGCTAAATGCCGCATGGTATCCGCTGCATTACAGCCAGTGTGTTGAGCGACCTTATTATCCATGCGCGGTATTGTCGCCGTATTCCCGCATTAACAGAGACCGCAGCCCGACCGGGAGACTCCTCTTCGCGAGTGTGCGGGGATAATCAAAAACGATACACACCGGGGTTTACCGCGTTAACGGAGCGCGGCGTTGCCCCTCATAGTCGCCTGTCCGGTGCGATGGTGGAAGAAGCCGGACGATGTGTTACCTCGCAAGCCCTGTTATGTGTCTGATTTGTGATTTAAGTCGGATAATTGTCGTTGCCATCAAGCAGAGGATTGATGACCGACAGGGTGGCATTGTTAGAATAAGACTTATTCTTATCTGTGCCGGGAATGAAAATGAAAAGAAATCTTCCGTTAATTATTTTGTTGTCTTCTCTGGTTATGGGCTGTACGCAACATAAAACAGATATGCCCCGACAGTTGGTGAAGGCATTACCACAATATCCGGCCTATGCAGCGGCAAATTATATAAAGGGACGGGTTGATGTGAAGTTTGATATTGGTGCTGATGGTACTGTCACCCGAATTGAGTTTATCCGTTCAGAGCCGCACCATCTGTTTGATGAGCAGGTTGTAAAGGCGATGGCAAAATGGCGATTTGAGAAGGACAGGCCGCGTAAAGGCGTGAAGAAAACGTTTATCTTTAGTCCTTCTGCACCCTGATTATTTCATCAGAAATTAATTATCACTCTGTTGTTATTCTGTACATCCCGGCTGGGTAAGTCTTGTTCCGCCGGGTATGAAGATGAAATATTGTTGGAGGACAGTGGGTACCTGCTCCTGTAACCGAACGTTCATTTCTCGTTATTTGTCATGCTGGCCGTACGCAGATGCGTTGCATCTGTTGCCAGCCTTCTCCTGCAGGCTTCAATAACCCACGCTGAAAAGTTACCGGAACCTTTATGTTCAAGGGCGATGTTGATCTGTTCAATCATGTGATTGGGGAAACGGATATTGCGGGTTGTGGTTCTGCGGGTCCGGTTTTTCGATGACATA